AAGCCCACCGATTATCAAGTTGTCTTTGAACTTTTCGTTCTCAATAGACACAAGAGTAATCTCTGGGTGATCCGATGCCTTTACTGGCTCCCAACCTTCGCGTAGTTTTGAGGATACGTTAGTGGCATCTACGTTACCTTGCGTGCTTACACGAATCCAGCGAAATGCGTAGCCCGGCTCGGGATTAGGAGAAGGTAGTACTTCTGGTCTAGTCCAAGCCGCTTTGCGGGCCGTTTTTTCACGGGTAACTTCTTCACGTTTAATTCTGTTCTCAGCCATTATACTTTCCTCATCTCTTCTGCAACCTTTTTGGCGTATAAATCTAGGGGGACTCCAAGTTTCTTAGCAATAGCCACTTGTGTTTGCGTTAGGCGCACCTTTTTAGGTGCTGTGCTCCGCGTAGCGGGTGCAACCACATTAGACTGTCGCTTACTTGATTTCTCCTCTGATTCTTCAATTTCCCCAAATTCTTCAGGGAAGGTATTTCGCATACGAGCATTAATAGTCTCGTAGTAATCATCACTAGTGGTGTCCACACCTTGCTTAACCAGCTTACTGTGTACACCCATAGCATAAGCTGTCATCTCGTCATCTGAACCAAACCAAGAATTTTCATTTGCCCATTCGGACGCTTTGGTATCTGGCTGAATCGGAGCTTCTTGCGGTATTTGTACAGGAATCTCAGCTTGTTGTAAAGGCTCTGGGACAAAATCAGATAACTTATCGGCCTTTATCTTGGCGTTAGTTATCTTTTCTTGCGCCTCAATTAGCTTATCTGCATCCCCCGCCTCATACGCCATCTTATATGCGCGTTTAGCGGAAAGTACTTCTATTGCTGAGTTCTTTTTAGCTTGCTCTAGTAAAGCTGCTTGATTTTTTTCAACGCTATTCTTTAACTTGTTATTCTCCTCAACAAGCGATTTTGCGTAGTTTTCAAACTCTACTCGTTCACGATGTGCCGCTTCTTTGGCACGTCTTTCGTCATGGTACCCTTTACTAAAGTGCTGAATTCGTTTGCGTACCTTGTCCGAATAGTCCTCTAACTCTTCGTCGGTAAGGTCTTCAGGAGGTTTAGAGGCTTTGCGCCCCCTATCGGCTTTCGGCGTATCATCTACTACTTCTACCTCAACCTCAGATTTTTTCTCCTGTTTGGCAGGCTTTTCTTTCTCGACATCATCTTCTGCTTCACCAGATATGTCGATCTCCACTGCGCTAGAATTTTCCACTTCTATTACTTCCTCTTTCTCTTCATCAGGAAAGGTGTATTCTACTTTTTGAAATCCCATTATTTACTCCTCACACTCGTGTAACGCCACGAGGATCGCTTACTACTGCTTCAATTGAGTCATCGTTCATTAGACGATACTCAACACCACCTACTTTAAAACGTGTACCAGTATTGGCACGGAACATTACATAGTCTCCTGTCTTACACCAAGGGCCAGTAGTAAAACGCTCTTTATCAGAATACGCTTGTGCTCCCATATCGAGTACAACCCCGATGGTAGACATAATGTATTCGTTGTGTATTTCTTTATTAGACTTAATAATGCCGCTTTCGCCGTATGTATCTTCTACTTCCGGCATAGCTACTAAGACACGGTATCCCACGGGTGTGGGGATTTGAAGGTCAAGCTCTTCATCGTTTTCTGCTTTTTTAGGTACTATCGTTAAATCAGTCATCATCTTCTTCCAAATAATTACGCGAGAGGTCGTTTACATGATTCAGACAGGAAGTGAGACCTCGTAGCATTCCTGTTATTTCTTTGTACTGAGCGAAGTCTTTAGCCCCACCATTACCTAGAAATTCTGTTGCAGAGGACATGTCATCCTCGATTTTATTTTTGAGCACGTCAAAGACGGTTTTAGCCATGGTTTATTCCCTACGTTTGCGTTCGACCTCGCTAGTTGCTTTCATTAAGTCAAGGTCGAGTTTGGTGTTAGCTGTCCGTCTGTCGGCAGCTAGTTTAGCTCCAGCTTTCTGGGCATCTATTTCCAACTCTTGTCTTTCGATTTCGAGTTGTTGCTGATCTACTGCTACATCAGCTTGGTCTTTTTGCATCTTACGCTGTAGTTCAGCCTGCTTGAGCTGTGCGTCCATCTGGTCTTTCTGAGCTTTACGCTGCACGTCTTGCTGTTTAACCTGCAACTCTGCTTGCTGTAGCTGAATAACGGGGTCTTGCTGTTTCTGTTGTGCCGCTTTCTGCGCTGCTTCTTGCTTGTGCTGCTGAGTAAGCTGCTTGCCGCCTTCCGATATTAGCCTAGATAGCTGAACTTCGATCTCTTCAGGTAACTCTTCGTTCGGTGGGGGTAGTGCAACGCCCAGTTTATCTTCCATCTGCTTGCGGTATCTGAACCCAAGATGCTCTGCTATGTGCGCTTGTAGCGCAGCCATTATCTGCTGTGCCTGTGGGTTCTGGCCTATGGTCTGTGCAATCATGGGGTCTTGCATGAACGACTGGTGTGCCGCTATGTGAGCTTCGTGGTCTTGAGTTAAGAACGCTTTTATGGGGGTACCTGTTAGCGCGTTCATGTTTTCGCTTACGGGATCAGTAGGTTTCACGTCATCTTCCGTAGGTACTAGCTTGTCAGCGTTCTTGACGCCGAGCACTTCAATCATCTGACGATGTAATTGAGGTAGGTTGTATATCTGGGGAGCTTGTTGCGACATCTGCAACACGGCTTGGTACTGGACTACGCGTTGTGCCATAGTAGAGCTGTTAGGGTCGCTAACCGGAATTACATCGACCATAGCGTAGTCAGCTTGACGTGCTGCTACTTCACCTCTATTAGGCATGTAGTCGTAATCTACCGCCGCTTCTTCCGCCATGATAGCTTTGAGCATCTTAAACTCTAACTTCATAGCATAGTGAACACGTGCCTGTACCGCAGCCATCGGCTTCAACGTACGCTCTAATAGGGCTAGCGTAGTACCCACGGGGGCATTTGCGGACATGTCTGATATGTTCATGTCACTGATAGCGCCTAAACGACGGCCTTCAGTGGTAATCTGGTTAAGTAACGCTAGCAGAGTCTGGCTAGGCTCCTTATAAGGTAGGGGCATGATGTTTTCACGGATGCTGCCTGACGGCACATCTACATCTTTAAACTCACCCGGTTCGATTGGGGAGTCATCGCCTTTAATCCGCAATCCACGAGACTTCAAACCGCCGGGGAGGTTAGATAGGGTACCAGCGTCCACCAGTTGTCGTATAATCGACGTTCCTGCTTTAGCGTACCCCCCTACTATATGTATGAGTCCGAGGCCGTAGAAGCCAAATCCGGGCACGTATACGTAGTGTACGAAGTGTTGACGTTTTAACGTTAAGTCGTCTCCCTCGTTCCAGTTACGTCGTATAGACAGTATTTCTTCTGTGCCACGCTCTATTGTGACGATGTAAGGTTTAGCTATGCCATCCTCATCGTCTACGCCTTCAATGATTATATCGGCATGAATCTCGTATATAGTGTAGCGATCATCATCAGTGATGTCGTACCCACCTTCCTCGGCTTTCTTTTCTTCGATGTCGGTGTGGAACGGGCGAGGGTCTCCTAACTCTACCCCTGCATAAAAGCCGCTCACTTGCAGCTTCATTATTTCGTTCTTGGTTTTACGCATTACATGGGTAACGCGCTCGGCAGACTCTATGTTAGATGCGCCATAAGGCACGATAACGTCTTCTGCTGGGATATAGATAGCGGCTTGTCTACCCATATTGGAGTCGAAGTAAACCTTCTTAAACGCCGATCCTGCAAGTCCTAGGCTATATAGCATTCTCTCGTGTTCTGGACGGTACTCCACCATGTTCTCTGTAAGCTCATAGTTCATGTCCGCTTTTACACGTTCTGCTGCTTCTAGCTTCTCTTTAGTCTCTTTACCTAAAACCTTTACCTTTACCGGCCCTTGAGCAGGGAAAGTCTCACTCATGGTCTCTGCTTGGAACCGGATAGCTGCCTCGGCTAGAACTGTAGAGTTCACGCCACATGCGCCCTGCCAAGGAGTCGTACGCTCTTCGTACTTAAACCATAGGATGTCTAGCCCTTTAACGTATGTTTCAGCCCAGTCTTTACGGCTGTCCACGTC